AAGTCTGGAATCCAGATTGGACTAGACATTGCCGCCCATCTCTTAAAAGAAAATGATCCTACAGAAACTAATTAAAGGCGATTCCGTTCCCCCCGGCGGTTATCGCTTCACTGTCCCAGAAACGGGATACAAGATAGGCAACGAGCATACTATGGCTGGTTTGCTTCTTCGGGTAAGACAACATTACTCAGACAATGGCATTCCTCTCCCACAGGATTACCAAGATAGGATTGAGGATCAGATGTGTAAGCAACTCCCTTCAGAGTGGTGCAACTACACTGGGGGGAGCAGTCACAACCCAGAGAACATGATCAGTGCAGACAACATCATTAAGGGGATCACATCCCTGTATACGATGGCTGTGGAAACCCTAAAGGGAAAGGATGTGTTTGTTTCCCAAGAGGAGGCTAACCAGAGGGCCGCTATTTGCACCAGATGTTATCAGAATAAAAATGCTAACTTCTGCATGGGGTGTGGGGCAATGAGGAAGGTTACAGAGCTTGTTGCAAAGGTGAAGGGTGATCGTAAAACCCATTTTGATAGTAGGTTACAGAATTGCGGAGTGTGTGGGTGCAGGAATGAAGCCATAGTTCATGTCAAGAGAAATATCTTGCTTTCTGGTGAGAAATCGGAGACAACTGAGGCTCGACCAGACTGGTGCTGGCTGAAAACTGACGACCTTAACCAAGCTAACGCCAATCTGCATATATGATTACATTCGGCCTTGACGATCCCAAAGTGGGTGAAAAGCCTCCTAAGACGAGGATTGAATCCGCTAGTGCGGCTCGTTCTATGCTGTATGAGTTGGTTGACGACGATCAGATTGCCTCTTATCGTCGGGCGCAGATCCAAGGAATTATTGATGGTAATCCTCCCTATAACGAGCAACAGCTTCGTGAGATGGGACAGGCAGACCGCATTAATGTGAACTGGGGCCATGCGGAGGCCAAGGTTGAGTCTGCTGTTATCCCTTACTTCGACATCCTCACCTCTGTAGGAACTTATGCCACATGTAAGACAAAATATGGCAAAGACATGGGAAAGCGAGAGGAGTGGAGTCGTATTATTACAGAGGAGTTCCACGATCTCCTTGCTAAGAGCAATCCCAATTTCCTAGCTCAACACCAAGTCTGTCATAAGGAGCTTGTTATTCATGGACAGGCTTGTATGTATTTCCCAGATGGCGTTGATTGGAGGGCTAAAGCCATTGAGCCTTATGCTCTGGTAGTTCCTAAAGGATCTAAAGTAGATTGGGATAACTGGGAGTTCTGCTACATCCTAGATGAGATGTATTGCGAACAGCTTTACTCCTACATTGAGAATGAGGAAGCCGCCTCTCGTGGTGGATGGGATGTTGAGGAGTGCAAGGAAGCCATCATGAATGCCCGTGTTGATGAACAGGATCAACGCCGCCCTTGGGAGTGGTATCAGAGGGAGATGAAAAACAACGCTCTTTATTACAGCTATGCCAAGTCAAAAATTATCAAGGTGGCTCATATGTATGTTAAGGAATACGATGGTCGCATTTCTCATTACATCTTTGATCGTCTTAATTCTACCGAGTGGCTGTGTAAGAAACAGTCTCGCTATGGGAAGTTTTCTAATGCTTTTACTGTGTTTCTTAATGGCGTTGGCAACGGGTTCTATCACGGCGTTAGAGGGCTTGGGCAGAAGGTTTACAAGTATGCAGAAGCCAATAACAGGATGCTTAACGCTCTTATGGAAGGCGTTATCCTGTCTTCCTGCACGATGTTCCAGCCCCAGACCGCCGCTGATGCGGAGAAACTAAAGACAGTTCAGATTGGGCCTTATCGCATTCTCCCTCCGGGCCTTAACCTTATTCAACAAAATGTTACTCCAAACCTATCGGCGGCTATGCAGACTGCTCAGTTCTTCCAAGGACAAGAGAGTGATGACATTGGTTCATTCATGCCTAGCGTTTCGGGAGGCGCAGGAAGAAAGAAGGGCAACAAAGAAATTGAAATGGAGATTGGCGAGAAGAGCCGTCTCACTAACACTCGTGCGGAGATTTATTTACAGGCGTTGGATGTTCACTACGCTGAAGTTTATCGCAGAGCTTCTAACCCGAATCTAGTTGAAGAGGATCATGGAGGCCCAGAGGCTCTGAAGTTCCAGAAGGCTTGCTTGAACAGGGGAGTTCCTGCCGCCGCAATGCTGGACATGGATTCCGTTAAGGCTACTCGTTCAATCGGACAGGGTAGCTCTGCGGCTCGTATGCAAGCAATGGAAATGATTGCAGAATATCTGCCTCAGTTGCCAGAGGGCAATCGCAAGCGAGTAATTAATGCCAACATTGCCGCTATTGCTGGTCAAACTGGGGTGGAGACTTTCGGCATCCCAGAGGAGAAGAAGATTGAAGGAAGTGATCTTTCGATTGCGTCCCTTGAGAATAACGCTCTCCAGAATGGGGGCCATGTGCTGATTGATCCCGATCAGTCCCATGAGACTCATATGCAAGTTCACTTGCAGTTTAGTGGTTCTATCATTAAGGGCATCCAAGACAAGCAGGAAGATCCTGTTGCCGCTGATAAGGCTATGCAGTCTCTCATTCCCCATATGCTTACTCACCTTAAGTACATGGAGGAAGATCCTACGCAGGAGGCCAAGTACAACGAGTTTAACGAGCAAGTGAGCGAACTGATGAAGATCGCTGATCAATTGAATCGTATGGCGGCTGACATCCAGCAGAAGCAGATGGAGCAAGCTCAACAGCAACAAGGACAGGGAGCGCAAGATCCTAAGACCATGCTTGCCATGAACAAGATTGAGCTTGACCGCATGAAGTTCCAGAATGATGCAATGATAAAAAGGGCAAAGGCCGACCATCAGATGCAGATCAGCGACAGGAAGACTGCTCAACGCTTAATGATTGACAAAATAAAAGTTGCTCAAAAGTATGGATCAATCCAACCCTAAAACAAAACAAAATGAAATCACCCTCCTGCACGGCAGGGAAAATAGATGCTACGGAGCAAATCGTAGCGTTCATCTACGAACGCTATATGTATCACCGAACCTTTCATGGGAAGGATTCGGAACTAGCGTTAGCTCATAAGCACTTAATTCATACAATTAGAGATATGCAAGCACAGGACATGGAGGAACAAGAGAATGAGTAAGTGTTTGGTGGTGGATCATGGGCTATTTACTGCCTTTGCCGAGCGACTGGCTGAAGATCATGAAGTAAGCTACTTTGTTCCCTACGCTGATCGTTCCTTCCCTAAACATGGGCCAGCTATGGTTGGCACTGGACTTAGGGGAGTGGAGCGAGTTGAGGATATGTGGAGGCTTGTGGATGAAGTGGACTTCATCGTGTTCCCAGATGTGGGTTTCTATCAGCTTGCCGAGTGGTTGCGCTCTCATGGCTACAAAGTCTGGGGTGCAGGACTAGGAGAGAAGCTAGAGGTGCAGAGGTGGAGGGCCAAGGAGACTATGCGAGAGCTTGGACTTCCCGTGGGAAAGTGCGAGCTAGTCACTGGTATGCCAGCCCTTCGTAAATATCTGGAAGAGAATGAAGATGTCTATGTGAAGATTTCTGGCTTCCGAGGGATTGCAGAGACTTTTGAGTCAAAGAATTGGAAGCTGGCAGAACCTCGCATTAACGAGCTTTGGAATGAGCTAGGAGGAGCCTGTAATGTGTTTCCGTTTGTGGTGGAGCATAAGGTGGATTCGGTTGTTGAGGCTGGCTATGATGGCTATTGCATTAACGGAGAGTTCCCGGCTACTTGCCTAACTGGAGTGGAGGTGAAGGATAAGGGCTACCTTGGAACCGTGAGGGATTACGATAAGCTGGCAGATCCAGTACGCATCGTTAACGAGAAGCTGGCTCCATTCTTGAAGGAGGCCGGCTATTGCCAATTCTTCTCAACGGAAATCCGAGTGACCGATGAAGGCACTCCATATCTTATTGACCTCACTACTCGTTGCCCTGCTCCTCCATCTGCCCTGTACTGGGAGATGATTGAGAATGTGGGAGAGATTGTAGAAGCTGGAGCTAACGGAATGCTGGTGGAGCCTGTCTGGAGGGCTAAATACGGAGCATTAGCTATCATCCATTCTTCATTCGCTGAAGACAAGTGGTGTCCTGTGAGCGTTGATCCTGCGGTGAAACAATGGATTAAATTCCGCAATTATGCGGAGATTGATGGGCAGGGCTACATTATACCAACGGAAGGCGTTAGGATGTGCGAGATCGGAGATTGTATCGGCATTGGCGACACTATTGAGGAAGCTATTGAGGCTTGCCGAGAACACGCAGAGGGCGTGAGGGGTTTTGGCTTGACTGTTCACACTGACGCAGTTATTGATGCGCTTAATGAAATTCATAACGCTGAAGAAAATAACATCATTTTCAGCGACGATGAGATGCCAGAACAAAAAGACCTACTATAAAACAATATGAGCAAATTGCACTTGCCATTAAAGGCGCACCCATTTTGGAATCATTCTATAGAAAAAATTTACAAAGTAACTGGAATAGATCACATCATTGTAGATTTAGACGACGGCAACAAAGATCATGTTACTCTTAATAAGGAAGAGTCAGAAACCCTTATAAGGGCCATGCAGGGATGCGATTCACCAAAAGAAAGATCGGATTGCTTTTCAAAAGCAATGCAATCATATATTGATAAAATCAAAACAGGAGATCTAGTAATTCAATGACATATGAAGAATGGAAGCGAGATACAACCCTCGCTCCGAAGCTAAAGGAAGCTTTGTCGCTTCCTATCATCCAGCAGGCATTGTCCGTACTCAATGAACTAACGGCGGCTAAAGCCCTTGGAACCACTAACGCCATCACTTCCCACGCAGGGAACGCTCATGTGCTATTTGGATTTGATGCAGGACGAGCATCCATCATCAGCGACTTGCAAAGCCTATCACAAGCGCATGAGGAGATTGCTCAACTTGAGCCTTCTTATACTGGCAACGAATTTTAATTTATGGCAGACACAAACACAACAACAGTAGCGGCAGATCCCATTATTGCCCAAACGCAACACACAACGGAGAATGTTCCGTTTGAGACACAACTAACGAGGCAACTCAAGAAGCCCAATATCCCCAAGCTGGATATTAAGAGCTTAGAGTCATTGCCAGACAATCTTGTAGAAGATGCTCCCGATGTGGTGCGTACTCCTGCTGGCTTTGATGCAGTTCCCGACCAAGACATTCAGAGCTTCCTTAACGAGATGGATGGCAAGAACTCTGGCCCCATTGAGGACGAGCCTAAAAAGGAAAAGAAAGCAAAGCAGGAGGCAGTTGAATCCGAGTTTGATCTTTCTGATTTGGATCTTTCCAAAGACCCAGAGCCTACCAAGGAGGAGCCTAAAAAGAAATCCAAGGAGGATAACATTGCCGAGCTTCGTAAGAAAGCGGAGGCTTATGAGGAATCCCTTAAGGCGAAAGACACAGAGGTTCTTTCCTACAAGGAAAAGCTAGAGAAACTAGAAGGAGAACTGGAGCGCACAGCATTTGAGCGTTCCCCTAAATTCAAGGAGAAATATGAACAACCCTACAAAACTGCTGTTGATGCGGCTACCGAGTTCGCAAGGGAGATTGGCGAAGATGAGACAATCGCAGAGAAAGCTCTTTCGCTTAAGGGGCGTGAACGGATTAGCTTCATTGACGAATCCTTCGGTGGGGGTGCGGCTTCGGCTCAATTCCTTTCACTTATTAACGAGGCCGATTCTAAACGGAACGCTCTGGAAGGAGCTTTGGGAGATTATCGAAATACTGCGAACCAGCTACAACAAGCGGAACAACAGGAGCAGACAAAGACAGTAGAGACTATCAATCGTAACTTTGAAAGGGTTACGGAGCATCTTGCATCCAAGAGCGAGTTCTTCCGACTCACGGGAGACGAGGAGCATGACAAGCTAGTTAAGAGCAGGATTGAGAAGGCTAAAAATATCATTCACGGGAATGCCTCCCAGAATGAGCTTGCCGCCGTCCCCCACCTTGCAGTTGTTGCTAGTGAGTTCGCCGCTGAGAATGCAAAGTTAAAAGCAGAACTTGCCAAGTACAAGAGCAGGGCGGCAGAGGATTCAAAAGTCCAGCCTCGCATCACCAAGGGATCTACATCTGACGAGGATACAGGATCTCGTGGCAAGCCTAAGTCTGCACTTGAGGCAATCCGTAGCCAGCTTCGTTGAAGCTCCAAACTTACGGATTAGATTTCAGTAAGCATCCAGCCATCACGCAACTTGAAATAGAGTTGCTGATGGTGGGAGATGCTAACCCAGAGCGTTACTCTGGTATAAGTAGGGGACAGCATATCAAGCATTGTATAGCGATGCTCTGGCCCGATGTCATTAGAAGCTGGAATGATTGGAATGAACTAGCTCTTTGGGCATGGACAAATTACAGGGAGATTGGGGTTACTGGTTGCGCCGCCGCTGGAAAGACATTCACATTCACTCTGCTATCTCTGGTTGAGTATCTGGCAAAGCCAATGATGACTCGTGTTGCATTAACGAGTACAACTGTGCCATCCCTGCGTGGTCGTATCTGGTCGGAGATGATGAAGTTCGTGCGTCCATGTGTTCCGCTATTCGGGCTTAATGTGGTGGACTCCCAGACAAAAATCCAATTCCAGAAGGGAGACGATAGAAGCTCTATCATAGCCCTAGCAGTGGACTCAGGGGCCGTAGAACAGGCTGTAGGTAAGCTACAGGGCGTTCACTTGCCTCGTATGGTGATCATGGTTGACGAGGCGGCTCAGACGAATCCTGCGGTGTTCTCTGCACGAGCCAACTTGGAGGTGGGAACGGACTTCTACCATTTCATTGCTATCGCTAATGCCTCATCCATGTTCGATCCTCATGGGCTATTCTGCGAACCTAAAATGGGATGGGGGAGCCTTCACGATGATGACGAGCATTGGGAAACCAAGAGTGGTGTATGCGTGAGGTTTGATGGATTAAAGTCACCGAATGTGAAAGCTGGCAGGGTCATCTATCCCTACCTTTTCTCCCAAGACAATGTGGAGATCATCCGCAAGAACTTTGGGGAGGGGAGCCTTGAATGGAACTCCTATTGCCGAGGGATGTGGAGTCGTAGCGGAGCGAGAAACACGATCCTAGACTCCGCTATGATTTCAGATGGCAAGGCCCGTGAGAAAGTTATCTGGGCTGGAGGTGGCATTAAGACTATCGCTGGCCTTGACCCTGCATTCACTACTGAGGGAGATGATTGTATCTTGCGCTTTGCCAAAGTGGGTAAGGCTGATGATGGCGAGGTGATGCTGGAGCTAACGGAAGTGGTGAGGCTCAACCTAATGGACGATCCAAACTATCCTCTTTTCTACCAAGTTGCAGACCTAACGATTAAAGAGCTTCAAGCTAGGGGAGTAAGGCCAGAAGATTTTGCTCTGGACGCTACTGGTGCTGGTGCTGGCATTGCTGACATTATCAGCCAGAGATGGCAGACAGGATTTGTGCGAGTGAGCTTTGGAGGCTCTGCCACCGATACGGCGATTAGCGTGGAAGATCCTCGCCCTGCAAAACAAGTCTACGCCAACCGAGTCACGCAACTCTGGAGCCAGATAAAGGTGATTGTTATGGCTGGAAGAATGAGGGGACTAGACGATCAGACGGCTCGTGAACTATGCGCTCGCATCTATTCTTTGAAGAACGAGAAGACGCTTTTGGAGAGCAAAAAGGAACTCAAGAAACGCACGAAGGGGAACTCTCCAGATAGGGCAGATGCGCTCTCATTGCTCGTTGAGTTGTTCATCACGCAAAACGGATTGGGGGACGCTACTGCAAGTCAATCACAAAATTCTGAAGATTGGGATGAATATGTTCTTGCGAACACGCAAGAGTCTGACTATCGGTGATTCATGGAAAAAACAAAACTGGTGCGTAATGCGCCTCATCAAAAATACCATCTATCTGATGGAACCCAAGTGCCGGGTGGTAGCACTATCTGCAAGATCGGTGATGACGCTGGTGCGTTGATCCACTGGGCTTGGAATCTAGGCAAGGAAGGCAAGGACTATCGCAAGGAGCGAGACAAGGCCGCTGACATAGGAACGATAGCACATTTCCTCATAGAAGCCTTCTTGAATGGATTTGTGGCTGATCTTGAAGACTACGATCAAGCAGACATTGACAAGGCGTTGGGTTGCTACAATAAGTTTGTTGATTGGTGGGAGGAGCAGAACTTGGAGAAAGTTTCAACGGAGATCCAGTTGGTTAATGAGTCATATCGCTATGGAGGAACTATTGACCTAATCGCCAAGAAGAAGAATGGAGATCATGTGCTGATAGATTTCAAAACCAGCAAGGCTATTAGCCCTTCATATTGGAGGCAATGTGCAGGGTATGCGGCGTTGTGGAATGAGAATCAAGAGGTCAATGGATTTAATGCCATAAACCAAATTACCTCTCATGCCATTGTTCGCATCGGAAAGCAAGACGAAGGGGACTTTGAAGTGGTTTGGAAGGACGATCTTTCCAAGGAATGGTTCGTGTTCCAGAAGCAAGTTGACCTTTACTGGGCCATGCAAGCCGCCAAGCCAGAGCCAAAGAGGAAGAAAAAAGCATGACAACTCCATTCTCTGAACAAGCAGAGAAGGCTTTCCTTTCCTGCGTCCTGCAACAATCTAGCATTCTCAACGAGGCTGCTGACTATGCTTCTCCCAAGCTGTTCTTTCATCCGACTCACAGGAAGATCTTTGAGGCTGTGTTGGAGCTTTGGAAGGAAGGCAAGGACTCTGATCTAATCACAGTCACCGACTACATGAACACAGCTGGAACTCTGGATGCCGCTGGAGGGCCAGCATTCATAACTGAGTGCTTTATTGCTCCTGCCATGACATCCAACTGGCGTGAGTATCTGGACATCCTTCGTCATAAGCACACCGCTCGTCTAGCCATCTCTGCCGCTGAGAAGATCATTCAATCAGCACAAAATCCATCCGAGGCTGGAGAGCTATCGGAAGTTGTGCAGAAGGCTCTCGTATCGGTAGCCGCCGATGCCGAGAGCAGGGGGCGCATCGAATCTCTGAAGGAGGTGGGATTCAATCGTGTTAGTGCCTACGAGGAAATCTTTGCAAACCGAGGAAAGCTGATCGGCGTAACAACTGGATTCAAGCCTCTGGACGACATCACGGGAGGATTCCGCAAGGGCCAGCTAATCGTGATCGGAGCCGCCACTAAAGGAGGCAAGACGAGCATGGCAGTGAACATGGCAACACGCATTGCAAACGCCAGTCATCCCGTGGGATTCATAAGCCTTGAGATGAGTGCTGGCGAGTTGTTTGATCGTTTTGCTTCTTCCTACGGAGGCGTTGACATCAGCGTATTGTCCAAGGAGCCAACCAAGCGAGATATTGACGCAATAGCTAGAGCCGCAAATCAAGCGTCCTTGCTTCCTGTGTATATCCGAGACGAAGGGGATGTGAATCCTCTCCAGCTTCGTGCCGCTCTTCGTAGGATGTGCGCCGTACATCATTGCCGAGTTGTGGTTGTTGACTACATCCAGCTTCTATCTCCAACTGATCGCAAGGACAGCCGAGAGAGACAGGTTGCAGAGGCATCTCGTACTCTCAAGCAACTTGCCAAAGAGTTGTCAATAACAATCATTGCCCTCACACAGCTTAATTCTGATGGTGCATCACGAGAGTCAAGAGCAATCGAACACGACTCCGATCTGTTCCTAGTTATTGAAAGGGACGATGCAGGACAATATTATTTGAATATAAGGCTTGCTCGTTCCTGTGGACGGGCTAGTATTCCTCTGGATTTCCGAGAGAGCCATATGTGCTTTACGGAGAAATAAACAACAAACAAACAAATGCAATACGACAATGAAAAGAGGTTTGTCCTCTTCCCAAAAAACAACGCTAATCCAAAGGCTCCAAACTATACTGGAACCATCACCATTGCTGGTAAGGAATGGGAGCTTTCCGCTTGGAACAAGCAAGGCAAAAACGGAGGTAGTTTCATCTCTGGATCTATGAAGGAACCATTTAAGAAAGGGCTTGACAGCCACAATAAATCTAAGTCAAACGGATTTGTCCCTCAAACGGAGGACGACGACATCAACTTCTAAAATTTCGGTGTAGTGCTTGGTTGCATAAGCCCTCGTCTCTTCATTGGGACGGGGGCTTAGCATTTATGCGGCTCCACAGCCCATGAAAATATT